CAGTAACGACAAACTCTATCCGGTTGTCCAAATCGTGGTACTCTTCTTCAAATTTCTTAAACGTAAAATCCGTGATACTCATCACTCGTCTCCTTTTGTGGTTCCTGCCATTTTCCCGCCGATATCAATACCCTTGTCTGTGGAATCCAACATCCATGACGTCTTATCCATTTCGTGTTTATCCTGATCAAGCTCGGCCCCGGCTGCCGTCACCCGGGTGTCAACTTCGGTCTTTGCCGTTTTTGCCATTACTTCTTTAATCTTGGCCTCAAGCTCGGCATTTTCCAGCCGTTTTTTATTAAGTTCCAGCATGATATCCTCTTCCTGGAGCTGTGCCTGTTTTGCCTGGGCTTCCTTCTCCGCTTCAAGCTGCTCTATCAACTTTTGCTTTCTGGTTTCTGCATCCATATCTTCTTCAAGGGGATCATAGCCAAGCAATGGTTTGATTTTTTCAAGGAATTGTTCTTTATTGGGCAGGTCCGCCATTTCAAAAGCGATATTCATCAGATGGGGAATTATTTCCGGGGGAGATTTCTTGACCCATTCAATGATCAAGTTCATGTTCTTCTCCCTTACGGTATCAGACTTGGGAGTATCGGATATAACCATGTCATAACGGCCCTGGGTGATATTGTTTTTAACCCCACCATCTTCAAGCCGTTTATTGATCTCAAGGAATTTGTCCGCACCGGTCAACCGATCAGTCACCCGTAAAACTTTTGGTCCGGTCCATTCCTTTTGGATGCCAGCCGTTATCCTTTCGCCAACCATTTTGATGGATCTTCTCAAATTATCGAACAATGGCGCCGTCATCACGCCTGATTGTTGTTGTTTCTTGTCCAGGGCAACACCACTGGTCACATTGGTTTCATATCCGGACGCTTCACCATTGGATCCGGAGATTTCCTGGATTTCTTTTTCAGACTGGCCAAGGATACCAATCTGTGACACCGCAAGTTCCGTATTCTCTTCGATTTTGATACGACCAAGTGTCCCATTTTTGACGATAACCATACCATCAAGGGCATTGGCCTCTTTGTGGATATCATCCAATTCTTTTGGAGTCTCAGCAATCCCCGCTTCTGCCGTTATCCGCCTGGTATTCATCAGAGCAAGTGCCATGGACCGTCTTTTATTGACTTCCTTATCTTGGCCCCTGATTTGCCTTGGCACACCATATGGGAACCCATTTCGGTCTATGTAGCCGACAAAAGGCACAAAGGGATAATCATCATGTCCCAGGTCTGACGGGGTTTCGTCCTTCAAAATGACCGTTGAACAAAAAACAGCGGTAAACATCTTGGGCACCGTTGCATTAATAACTTCGGTTGCAGCCCCTACCATTTCCATTTGCGCCTGGGGATCCAGGTTTTCATCTATTTCTTTCACAGATCCATCGTCAAGACAGGCAAACAAAACATTAGTCGGCTTCGGATACCATATTTCAACCGGCCTTACCCTTCTTTTCCTGAAATCAACCCATGGTGTCCCTGACGCAACTTGTCTCAGTTCTTCAACCTCTTCCGCTTCATCCAAATTCAACGAATATGAATCTGTGGTTTTTTCTGTCAGTGTCGAATACATTCCTTCAAGCGCTGCTTTTTTGTCCGGGAAAACAGATTGAAGGACATCCAGGTCAACCCACTTCTGCCAAAACTTATACCTGCAGACATCCGGCCCCGCCCAAAGGGGTGCAAAAGGATCTGAAAAGCACTCTTTCCAATCCCGATACAAGACAGACACCGTTTCTTTCCTGGGATCCTTATTTTTCCCCACAAACATATTACCAATCCCCGGGATGACCTGATTTTTAAAGGCTTCCGCCACCAGATAATAACCGGAGTTCTGATCCATCACGAATTTTACAGACTCAGACATCGTTTGAGATATTTCGGAATCCTTGGAAGTCCTGGCCTTAGCCGTGATCTCATGCCGGTTGAATGCCTGGGAGCCCAGGATTAAATTCACTGCCGGGAATGTCCTGTTAATGGTGATAAGCTCAATTCCCTTGTCCTTGTATGCCTGAATTTCGGCGGGTGTGGCTTGTTCACCATCATACATCCCTTCATCTTGCCAGCTTTCGCCCCGCCAAAGTTTTGAGACAAGATGTGCCTCTTCTACCTGGGAAGCCCATTTTCGTAACCGCTTTGGTATGTTCATCGTTTTGGCCTGTATCCTACATTATTTGATTTGATTTCCGGCGTGATCAAGCTCATCATAACCGCATCCGCCAAGTTGGGGCTTTCTATTTTTAATAGCCGTCTCATCTCTACTTTGGTCATAATCTGAATCAGACCATTGCCGGTTGGTTTCCTTGGAATCCTACAAAGCTCAGATCTAAGCTGCTGCAAGTCTTTAATATTTGAGGAAAAAGAAATCATGGTGTCCGGGTCAACGTATTGGCCCTTGATAACAGCAAGGTATGTCCTATAAACCCGATCCCGGAGCATCCAATAGTATTGAGCCCTTCTATTCCGGAAAGTCTCTTTGTTAGTTTCCTGCTTTGTTTCTTCTGTGACCAGTTTCTGTGGATCTTCATATATCTCGTCGGGGTTTTCTACTCCCCAGGATCCCTTGAACATCTGGTGTTCACACTGTTTTCCGGCGAAAGCCTGTTTGATCTGCCTTTTAAGACTGACACCCAAACCATCTGCATCCCAAACGAAGTGATCAGCCTGGTGTGCAATGGCCAAATCCGTTGCCCAATCACAACCATCATTGACATCACCGAAGTCTTTAGACTGAACATCAAGAAAGACTGATCCATGCCGCAATGCAAAACCCTTGTCATCTGGTCCCAGGTCCGAAGGATCATGGGAAGCAATCTTGGCACCCCGGGGTTTGAATCCTAATTTTTTGTGAGCATCTATACAGGCATCGAACCAATCGGTCTTGATAATGGAATTTTCAATGGAATCATTGTATTTACCTTCCCAAACATGATCATATAGAGCCCGGTCAAGGGTTTCATAGTCATGTTTTCGTTCTTGCTCAAGGACAGCAGGAAACCATGGGTTGTCACTATAATTAATGACAACGATCAGGTGCATGTCATCCTCGTAATATCCGTCACGGTCCAAGTATTTCTGGAAAGGGACTATGAATCTTTGAGAAAAAGGGTCTTTGCTGCTCATCACGTTGGCAGTAAACCAGATTTCAGAACCTTCAAGTCTTACCGTAGGCGTCAATATCTTAATCGATTCTTTGGAAAGGAATTGGGCTTCCTCAACCCAAAAATACTTAAAACCCTGCATTGATTTGACGCCACCAATTCCCCTGGCCAGGCCCCGAAAACGAAAGCGGCCACCTTCGGAATGATCGATGTAAGATTTGCCAATGGAATACCCAGGGATTTTAAGACGTTCTATTTCTTCGGCAATCAAGGCATGGACAGAATCTTCAATAGAGTTCTGATATTCCCGAAAACAACCTATTTTGGCTCTTTCAGTTTGCGCCTTCATCGTCATAAAATCGCCAGCAGTTGTACTTTTACCTGATCCCCTGCCCCCGACCATAATCTTGAACCGCTTTGGAATCTCCAACAACGGCATTAACTTATCGGGGACATCCATTGACGGCATTATTCAATAATCCTCGGCTGTGCCCTGATCCCATTAATTGTCCAGACACGATCTTCCCCGGTACCATTATCGGGTTCTGTGTCCTCTTTGATATTGTATGCCTGACGTTCCAGGGCAATCCGTTGGGCTCTCACGGCTGCAAGGTCTTTCAACGTCTTCACCTTCTCCGGAAGAGTAAGGTCAACGTCAATGGAACTGATATCCCCCTGGAAGGATGCAAACTGCCCCCTCATGGGTTTGCCACCCAACTCAATCAAAAAAGATTCCTCCAATTCCAAAAGGGCCTTGATCTCTTTTCGATGCCGGAGAATTACACCAGATCCAATTTCAGCCGCCTGGTTAATAATTTGGTTATCTGTCAGATTTTGTTCATTACGCAAAACATCGTCTTCGCGTAAACCGTTGCGTAAGACGTTTTCCTTGATTTGCCTCTGAACCTTGTCTGCAATATTCTTTTGCCAGCCTTTGGTTTTTGCTCTGTTCCTGATAGAGCCCTCGGTAATATCCTGTTTCCAAACCTGGGAGTTCTTGTGGTCCTCGGCGTACTGGCTGCAAATCTGATAATTGGAGAGTATTCCAAGTTTGAAGAGGGGCTCAACTGAATCCCAATCTATCAGTTTTCTTTTGGCTTTCGGGTTGGTCATGTTCATTTTCCTTAAAAGGTTCCAATATAGGAAAATAAGCCAAATAAAAAACACAATCAAACACGGATATATTGATTGATGTATTTACAACAATCTAAAAGACCTATAAAATATAGGGAAAAACACAAAAACAAAGAGACACAAAAGATGTCAGATTACACGATCAAGCAAGAAACGATAGAAAAAGGTGGGGATCTGGTGTGGGTGATTGACGGACACCAGCTTTTTTACAAGTTGACAGACATAGACGCTGCCACCTTTGACGAATTAATGATGGAAGGGGAATAGATGCCAAGAGGTGGAAAAAGAGAAGGTGCCGGACGTCCGGTTACCAAGAATCCCAAAAAAACATATGTAATCCGGTTGCGCCAGGATTTGATTGCCTGGTTGAAGGATCAAAAAAATGCGGCCAGGGAGATTGAAATGGCTTTGGATACTCATATTGCAAAGGTGACAGGAAATGAGTGAAGAGGTTAAGCATTGGCGGGAAAAACAAAAAGAAAAAGGTCTTACTTTAATCCAGGCCATGATTAAGCCGGAAGCGTTAAAAATCCTTAAAAGATTCAAAGAAAAGGATTCATCCGCTACATATTCAACCATCATTGAAAGGGCCTTGTTTGAGATGAATAATAAAGAAAGCACAATCCGTAGGAGAACCATCAACCATAAAGGTTAACCACCATAAAAACCATAGGGGCCCCTGTCGGATTAATTTCTGACAGGGGCCTTTTTTTATGCTTCATAGATATCAGTAAGAAGAACAGGTGCAGAGTCAAGAACCTCTATTTCACTAAGAATAAAATCACAATCCCCTTTCTTGAATTTTTCAGCAGCATCTTTTTTGGTATCAGCATCACACTCAAAGGTTTGGCTGCCACTAAAATTTGTGCCGTCTAAGTCTATCCTGAATTTCATCGCTGCTCCTTATCCAAATATTCTTGTGCCGTTGGCGATAGCCCATTTTTCTTGGCTCGGTCCATGAACTCAAACCATGTTTCTTTTTTACACTCCGCACATTTTTTTTCATCCAACCCACAAATCCCATCCTCGAAAAAACCACACGTCTCAGGTTTATGACTACAGCCGTCCTTTTCATCCAAAGCCATCCCGATAAACCTCCGACAAACTGCAACCACCTGGGCAAGCTCTGATACCATTTCATTGGGTTTTTTCTCATAGATGGCCATTGCGACCTCTCCCACCTCTTCCCCCAGGATAACGTATGCCTGTTCGAACGTATCGGCAAAATGAGGATGTTCTTTTTGGGCTCTCTGAATTTCCAGGTCAATGAAATCGTCTACCATGGAATCCGTTTCATTCTTCATGCTTCAACCCCCAAATATGTCTTAATAGTTTCAATAGCATCCCTGTGGCCTTTACAGACAGAAGCAAAGTATCCCTGGCCTCTTAACAATTCCATATAGTTTTTTTGTTCCGGTGACACCGTTCCGCCCTTGACCCGTTTCAATTCAATATACATCCCGGGGATCATCCCGCCATAAGCTTTAAAAGGGCACACTATATCAGGAACCCCTTTCCGATTGCCCTGCTCATACATCTTGGTCCTGAGCTTTGGCGCCACTCGGATCCCGTTAAAAGTTCCATATGCCAATTGCAATTGGGGGTATCTGATCTGGTTGGCCCGAATCCATTGGAAGATTTGTTTTTGTTCCCATTCTTCCAAGGGGGCTTTTGTTTTTTTGACAGCAGTCATATTTTGCCACCCATGATTGCTGCCTTCACTTCAATGGAAATTTTGGGAAAACATTTTTCAAGAGATTTAAGTTCTGGTCCATTTGCAAATCGTTTTCCATTGTAAGCCAGGTTAAAACTATTTTTTGATTTTGGAACCGTGATAAATGTTTCGTTCCTTTTTCTGATTTTTTTTGGCCCCGTGAATTTCTTTTCCCTTTTGACCAAATACAGCACCCATTCATTGGTCACTTTTTGGTTTTTCTTTGTGATGGCAAAAGCTCCAATTTTCATGTTTTTAATATTCCTTTTTTTGTTTTTTTTTTAATTCAATCAAACAATAATAAAACCGCACTCAAGCGGTTATTGTTATCACTCTCGTTAGAGAGTCCCGCTGGTCCCGGAGAGGATCATCAATAAAATCAGTAGTTTGATTGCGGGAACGGCCCGATCCCGCAATGGTCCCGATCCCGCAATGGTGAAACATCGTTCTATGCGGGATTGAGCAAAACACGCCGATCCCGCATAGAAAATGGTATTTAGTATTCTATGTGTTATCAGTAGTTTATAAATCTTGATTGCGGGAACGGCTGAATCCCGCTGGTCCCGCAGTGTGGAACAATTGGTTTTTTTGATTGCGGGAACGGCCCGATCCCGGAGAGGCCCGCAATGCCCGATCCCGCAGAGAATGACCTTTTTCTCCATCATTTTTCAATCGCTTTCAGGACAAATTTGTGTTCCCTTCCGGAGCCGATTCCAACCTCTTTGGCAAGGTCATTATCAAGCATATAATTCCACAATTCATCCGTGTGGGTTTTGCGCTCAAATGATTTACAATTGAGCTTTATTAACTGACAAATTCCCTGACCGGCCGATCCTTTTTTCAAATCCCGCTGGGTATATTCACCACCATCTTCAATTAGTAATCCATGCAATATTTTGGCATAACTGGCCATCTTATCGCTTTTTAGTTCCGTATATTCCAACACCCCACCTTGGCCCCGTTTGAAGAAAATAGGGATGGGCTGCCTGGCCGTGTAGTTGGATTTAGGGGCGTCAAATATCACATAGTTATGCTTATCATCAATGTTGTACCTGTCCGCCGTGTTCTGATCCATGGCAGCCATACCAGCTTGCCACCGGCAGCCATCAACGATGGAGGATGCCCCCCGGTTCATAATCTGGGAAACGGTCCCGGCATTGGCATCTGACGTATGAGAGGAAAACAGGATGGTGGTATTGTACCGCAGCCTCAACTCTTCAAGACAGCCAATCCAGGACGTGCCATGGTCATTGTTGTTTTCATCCAAACCGTAAAACCGGGATTTCGGATCAAAGATAAGAACATCAAGGCCCTGGTGCTTTTGGATGGTTTCTTCCAGCCAATAAAAACCCTTGGCCTTGGTTGGATTCCGCTTATCGTTCAGTTCCATAAGAGGTCCCACTTGACCATATACAGATGCGGCATGGAGATTGTCCGGGAATTTTCCCTTGCAGATATCCCAAAACCGACGACCAAGTTCGTCTTGATCATCTTCACCGAAAATACACAAAGTTTTCAAGGGCCTTGGTGCGCTGATCGGACCAAAAGTTCCACCACTGGCCATGGCAACCGCCAAACTCATAAGAAAGAAGGTTTTCCCGGTCCCTCCGGTTGCGGAGAGAGCCCCAACAACATCGGCTGGCATAAAGGGATCACCAAACATATTAAGGATGTATTTACGGGGTTTGGGGCGTTTTATAAGCCAGCTATTTAAGGATGTGCTGATTGCTGGCAATGGGGGCGTTTCCTGTTTTAACTCCCCGCCCACCCCCATGTCTGTTAATTGGTGACTGACTACGGTCAATCCTTCCAGGGTAGCCAGGTCGTTAAAATCGGTTGGCCGCTTTTCCTTTGGATCAAGGTCTTTGAATCTTGGCCATATTGCAATTCCACCAACCAACTTGGCCGCCAGGGTTGCTTTCGTTATCCCGGGGTTACCCGGTTGTTCTGAATCATCATCAGCCGCAAGGATTATTTTACTCTCAGGGAAACCGGCCCGAACAACCTTTGCCACCCTGGGCATATTCCCGGCATCAAATGCACCTATTACTCTTCCACCTGTGGCCTCCCGGATAGATACCCCTGTTGAATACCCTTCACAAATATAAATTTGGCTGTTGCAGGGCTGCCCGAGAATTTCAAAAAATATCCCCTTCCGCCTTCCGGCTGGCTGATATTTCTTTTTCCCGTTTTTATAGATGTATTGCAGGGACCACAATTTCCCGGTTTCATCCCAACCCGGGATCAGCAACGTCCCCTCTTTATCAATCCGCAAAAAATACGAATCCACACCCTTTTTTTCCAGGTATGGATGTCCTTTACCAATAACAGTTGTGGCTGCGTCCCATTCTTTTTGTGCTACTTCGCTGGCCTTTATTTCTAACTTTTCTTTTAAGGCCTTTCTTCGTGCCTGGTCTGCTTCCTGGTTCTTCCTGTTTTGCTCCCGTTCTTCCCATGTCATGGTACGTTCAGATTTTGAACTCCACCTTTCGTTTATATCCTTGGCCCAATCCCCAAAGGATCCCCAGGAGATATCATCAAGGTGAAGAACGTACCATCCATTATCATTTTTCCCAAATCTTTCGATATCACCACTTGGGATGATCCCCCCAGAAACGACAAGACTATGCTCTGCCAGTTTATAGGTAAAAGCCTGGATGGGATCCTGGGGGGTTTGTGTGGTTTTATTGTCCTTGGTTGGGACCGTCTGTTTGTCTGCGTTATTCAAATCGAACATAATTCAGCCTATTCATTTTCTGCAATTCCTTTCGTTCCATTTGTGATTGACTCTACTAAAAGGTATCTATGTTGTAACCTTTTTGGGAAAAAATCAAATATTAAAACAGAAACTCCCACTGATTGACAGCTAACCTACCCTGTAATCCTTGATTCAATGATAGAAATATGTTCTGGTGGGTATGAAGAATGCCTACTGACAGGCTTGATAGGCTGTGGAAAATCGACCATCGCTGTATATGTGATGGCATACACCGTGTACATTCTATCCTGTTAAAATAGTCAAACCCCCTCGTATAAAGGGTCTTAGCGAGTCTAAAGTAACTTGATTTTGAAATGTCTTTACACTATTGCAGAATACTGTTAAGGCTTTGTCAGGCAATAATTAAAAAAATAATGCGGATTGGATATCCTTAAAATTTGAATGAATCCCGATCAACACATCTCAGTAACGTTATCGTTATTTTAATATATTTTGAGGAAGTTGCATGATTGATAACTATGAATTTACAATGGCCTTGATCAAAAAAATGGAAGAGCATCTACCTATTCCCGCTGAGCCAACGAAAAATTTTATTCATGCCATGCGCAAAAATGGGATTAAAGTAAAATCTAACCAAAAATTAGAGATAGAAAGTATTACATATATGGGTGATGAAGGTGGTATCAGTTGCTGTGTTGGGATTTTAAAAGAGGGAGAAGTGGTTATTACTTCATTAACTCATATCCGGGTAAAAAACGCTCACACTGTTGGGCAAGATATAAAAAAATACCAAAAAATGCGTACTAATACTTTAGCTTTACAAAACATTAAACGCCAGTATTTTAAATAAAAAACAAGGCCGTATGACAAAAGGATTCACCAGACCACATAAAGAATGCCATGACATATAATTTTGACCCAGACAAATGGTATGACAACGAATTGTTCATGATTCAGACAAGGATGAAAAAAGGTGAATTAACACAGGGACAATATGACTTGGCCGTGTTGGCACTGGATCAGAGGATAGAAGAGATGTGGAAGAGGTTGGATGGGAGTTATCAGGTTGTTGGCTGATGGCTTGATGGGGTGCTGGAGATACAAGGATATCGGGCACTGGGTGTGTTATTTTTTCTAAGGATATAAGCACTATTCATGAGTGGAATTTAGCATTGAGGTGTGTCTTGATTGATGCAAGTTATGATTGAGCTTCCAGTTGTAAAGAAAGGATAGACTATTAGTAATAGTCCACACCCTTGAGACACTGACCATCACACAGGACGTATAGATAAGATAGTCGACAGTGTGAAACATAGGAGCCCGTTTAAATTCTTGTGCGCTCAATCAGTGCAATGGTCAAATAAAAATGCCAAAGTTCATCTCCCTGGTAAGAAATCGAATGGCCTCGGATCAAAGGATTTAATGATACCAGATGTATCACACAAAGAAAAAATAGATAAAACTTAGTTTAAAATATATTCATCTTTTTTTAAAAAGTTGCTATTCAATATGATTTTTAATAGCCCATTATTGACTATTTATTTTCAATTCATCTTAAAAACGTTACATCATACTCAACTTTTAATAATTAAAGTTATAGGTCGTATATATGACAACAGTGGCAGATGGCAAAAAAGCGTTTGATAAGATGCGAATAGTGTAACGCCTATTTGCGTTTTATTTTGCAAAATAGTGTAACGCTCATAAAAGCACTACTGATAAGGCTTTAGCTCCATATTCGCTTAAAAATGAAGAAAAACAAAGAA